TCTTTGTTCTCTTCCACGCTGTCGATGATGTCCTTAATCTCGAGCGTGGCGTTCAGTTGTATTGTATTCATGTCTTCTTATCGTTTTAGGTGTAAAGAAAAAGAGCGCGTCGTAATAGGGACTACCAGCTCATTCTCGATAATTTTGTAAGGCTTAGGGTCTATAGTAACGAGAGCGGCGCGCCCGTTATTTTCGTAAATCTCCGCTACATAGCAGAGGTAATCCACTATAGCTACGAAGCGTTCCACCACGTTCCCATACGCGGAATAATATTTCGCCGACAAAGCCCATCTAACAAGCGTAGACAAATCTCTGCGCTCTGCAATCGCGCTATGTACGTAGGCTTCTATTCTTTCGTACTCGCACTCTATGTTACTCACTGTCGGAAGACATTCGGAAAACTTACGACTGGCCACATTGAAATCCCAGGTGTCGACCCCCTCATTAAATCGGTATGACCGGTGGGGCTCTTTCATTGGAATCGGAAATACGGGTTGTCGATTGTCTGCACTCATAACTTTTCAGCGTCTACGAAATCGGGGAGCTTATCTCTTCCTTGTGATCCGAAGAACCTGCGCAAAACGGCGTTTACGTTATTGATGTCAAATCCCTCAAGAGTCTGAAGCAGGAAGTCCTCTTCGTTAAAGTAGCCCACGTTGCCGAGTACTCTCGCCGCTCGTCCTTTTTGTGATCCGAAGAACTCGCCCAAAGCGACGCCTATGCTCTCGATGTCAAAACTCTCGAAAGCCTCAAGGAGAACGTCCGCTTCGTCCCAGGCGGGTACACTGTAGAGTACATCTCCGATATCTACCTGTGTGGTAATTTTGTATGTAGCCATAACGTCTTATTGTTTTAGGTGTAAAGGTGGCGCGCCGCCCGGTGGAACTACCATTACCCAACAATGAAATGATGGGCGGCGCGCCGTATGTGTTATTCGTCTTCGGTGTTCGCGTGTTCTTTCATGTAGGCAAAAAAACGAGCCACAGAAGTGGGGAACATTTCGGCTAAAAGTGCCCGTTTCCCAATGAAAGCCCACAAGTAAATTCCTATAACTCCCGCTGCTTTCCATACAATCCAAGGAATCACGGGGCATTCAATTTCTAAGCCGACCAAAAAGGCGGCGAGAAGGAGAAGAACCGTGTGCAGAGCGAAGAAGCCCCACTGGCCGAAGGTGTCGAGTAATTGTTTCATTGCAAATGCTTGTAGGTAGGGAAACGTTCGATGATTGTCTTAAACTCTTCTGAGTCGCGGAAGTCGGGAATTGCGTCGATTGCTTTCCAAAGTAGTCTGCGTAGCTCCGACTCTTCAGCCAAAATGCTCTGTGCGGTGGCGAACCTGATGTAATGCCGCAATAAGGTATGGGGCGAATCTGCCAACGTTAGAATGGGCGCCGCCGGACTTTCGTCGTCTTGTGCGGTAATATCGTCCAGCCTATAAAACAGGGCAACCGAATCTTTTACACGCCGTCTCTCTTCCCACATGAGTTTATCCCAGCCGAGCCAAAGATTTGCGGGTTTCTCCTCAACTCCCGGAGGCTGAGGCAGATCATCGTCCGAAAAGAGGGTGTAGTCTTCATCGCTTTCGGCGGCTTGGGTGTCGAGTAGCTGTTTCATTGTAATCGTTCTTTGTAGGTTGGATATAGTTCGATGAGTTCCTTGAACTTTTCGGACTCTCGGAAGCCCGGGATGGCGTCGATTATCTTACAAATTATTCTGCGGACTTCTATTTCACCGGCTAAAACGACTATTTCATTCGCGCCCCCTATGGAATCGCTGAAAGCCACAAAGTATGGATTCCCACGCCTTAAAATGTTGTCCGCCGGCCACATCTTGTCGTCTTCTCGGTTTCGTCTGGTGATTTCGCTCATCTTCTCCCACATTTCAAGCGTGTCCCGCACGCGGGCTTGGTTTTCCGAGGAGAATTCTTCGGGCTGCGCGCCTTCGCTGTCGTCTTCCTTCACTGCGTCGGTCTCATCGGTCGCGGCGTTCTCTTCGTCCTCGGCAAGCGGCGTTTCTTCGTCGGCAAAAAGGTGCTCGAAGAAGACCAAACCGGGAGCTACGAGATGGATATAGCGCTCTGCGGCATCGTAATTCTTCCTTTGGACAGCGCTGCGGAGATGAAGCAACACGGGAATAACTACGCGTCGGTTGAATGCCGATTGAAGGAAGATTCGGAGATTCACCTCTCGAAAACTATCGATCACTCTGATCTTCTTAATCAAAGCATTAGTTCGTTGGGTTAGGAGCTCTGCGCAGCGTCGAATCTCGCCGTCTTTCAACGATCGCGGTGTATTCGACACGAGCAGATTTTTGATAAACCAGCTGTATTCGTTGATTTTCCCGTTGTAGAAGACCACTCTGTGTTGTTCTTTCTCCCATCTTCCCGAGTAATGAAGATCTTTCAGTGCGCGAATCGCTTCTGTGCAGTCGGATTCTTTGATTTCGAGCTGCTTTGCTTTCTCCTCGTCGAGGTGGATCTCGTTTCTCATCTTCTGAAATTCATCCGTTGCTTCCACGAAGAACGCGTCGATACCTTCTTCCAGTCTTTCTAAAATCAGTGCTTCCATTGTCTTGCTTTTTGAATGTTTGTTTTGCGTTCGCGTGATCGTTGATTAGATCCAGCCTTCGCTATATTCGAAGTATCGTTTCGCCTTTTCCGCCGCTTCGCCTTTACCGTGCAAGGCGATCATCTTGTTTGCGTAGGCGGTATAATCTTCTATGCGTTCGAGTGCTTCAAGAACTGCGGCCTTGTCATCTAACGTCTTCCAGATGCGGATACCGGCTTCTGAGGCTACGGTCAGTTTTTGCCAGAGATGGAGTAGCTCTCCTCCGGAAAGCTCATCCCTATCGACGTTGTTAACGAGAGCCCCCATGGCTTCTGACTTGCGGGTGATCGTTTGCTTGATGATGAAGTCGAGTGCGGTTGTCATTGTTTCTTTCTTTTTGAATGCTTGTTTTTCCGCGGCTTTCGCTTTGCTGTATCGCGGGAAATACAGATATTTGCGTATTCTTTTGCGGCGTTTCGTCGTTGTTTTCAGCAAGTTGCGCCGCTTGCGCTTGTAGCTTACGTTTGATTACAGTGCAAAGATAGAGCTATCTTCTCAATCGACAAAAGAATCTTCTAAGAATATGATTCTATACTCTCATTTTTAACATTTGGCTTATGGCTACAAAAGCAAGACTAGAGGAATTTATTCGATTTAAAGGACTTGCCACCTCACGATTTGAGTCGATGTGCCATTTATCGAATGGTTATGTCCGCAACATAAAAAGCCAAATAGGGGATGAAAAGCTGAGCAATATTCTAAATACATTCCCAGAGCTCTCAAAAGTGTGGCTTCTCACAGGCGAAGGCGAAATGCTCCGCACGGACACCCCAGCTGTCGTTACGATCTCTGAGGAGACCCCACCGCCTCAGCTCATACCCGCCCCACCGGGCAAAGGCTTGCCCCTCATTCCGTTGCCCGCCATGGCGGGGTTTCTCAAAGGAGCCGCCGACATCGACCCCAACGAGATAGAATGGTATTTCGTCCCCGCGTTCCGCGACTGCCAGTTCCTAATACGAGTCAAAGGCGAAAGCATGAGTCCCCGCTATCTCAGCGGCGACATCGTGGCGTGTAGAGAAGTGCAAGACACCGGCACCTTCTTTCAATGGGGCAAAACCTACGTGCTCGACACCGACCAGGGTGTTGTCATCAAGCGCGTGCGACCCTCAGAAAAAGAGAACCACATTCTTTGCGTCTCCGATAATCCCGAATACGACCCCTTTGACGTCCCCATCGCCGGCATCTACCATCTCGCCATCGTGCGAGGCCTCATCCGTGAAGAGTAGCCCCCACAAGAATGCGCGAAATCGTCGGGAATAGACGAACATCATATCGCTAAGAAAGCCGCCACGATCTGGGATCGCTACGGGATATGGATAAGGTTGCTCCCATTTATAACCGATTTATAACCGCGGCAACGCCAATTATAACCGTGGCACCTCACTCAACCCCGACCAGCAACGATGCGCACCGTTTGAAATCCCAAAGAGTCGATACGCGGTGCTTATCGCGTTCACCTGATGATGGGGCGCAAATAAGAATCATTCATCGCTTAACAACCCCTCTAACAATGAAAAGATTTATATTCGCATTCATTCTCGCTCTCACTACAATTTCGGCGCAGTCGCAATCATTTCTCGGGATCCCATACGGAACTCCCAAGTCAGAAGCGGAGAGCATCCTAAGAGAACAATACGGGAAGCAATACGAAAGTAGTGACGATGGGAATATGATAACTGACCCTATAATTGGTGGCATTTTGTTTGATTATGCGACAGTCTTCTTCACGGAAGACAGGGTAAGAGGCGAAGTTCTTGACGGTGGGTGTGCATTTGTTAGAGTGCCTTTGAAAAGTATCGGATATATAAAGAAGAAACAGAATGAACTCATCGAAAAACTAAAGGAGCGTTACGGGGAGAACGACGTTGTCGTGACAATCGAGAAGAACGGCGACAAGAGGATCAAATTCTATCACATGGGAGATTCGGCAAAAGCCTTTGGGGCTCTCTTTATTTCAAGAGAATACCCCACGCCAAAAGGAAAATGCGCATTAGTTCTTCTATACAGCAACAAACTTAAAACAGAAGAATCGGACTTGTGATAAACTAAGAAGCACAACTGCGAGTCGCGCGAAGATATTTTGCGTCGTAGGGTTCGTATCAATCAAAAGAATGGCATAAAAAGAAATCACCATGAGAACACTTATCTTTGCATCTCTCCTTCTTCTCTCCTGCGCTCTCGTAGGCTGCAAGAAAGACAATCGCCCGCCGCTTGTTCGAGTTAATGAACTACTGCGCAAAAAGCACTTGCCCGAAGTACAGTTCGTAGATAGTTTGGTCGGGTATGCGGATGTCGAGGAGTTAATTCGAGGTGGAGAAAAGACATCCTATTGGCGTGACGAGCTTATTCTCCTTTCACGCCAACGCGAACTCACGGCAGAGGAAAAAGACGAGTTAAGAGATTGGACTTCGGTCTCGTTGTCGATGTTCAAGCAAGCAGAAAAGGAATTAAAAGAACACGAGAAGAAAGGCGACAAACCGGAGTTTCTCGGCTATCAGTATTCTGAATCTGACTCTATGTCAGCCGAAACAACATATTACTTCATAGATAAGGACTTCGAGGAAGTCGAAATATCAAAGAAGTATCTCGTCTTGCCAGCCAAATAACAGTTGGCTCTATCGTGCGAAGACGCCACCGGCCGCAAACACTCTTTGACGCACTTCTCTTCTCTCGATGGTTAGAATAGGAAGGAAAGAGCGAAAACGGACACCTATAAATAATCCATAGCACCCCGACGATATGAACTACGAATTGATAGCACTGGCCGTTACGATACTCGCCGCAATGGGCGCTGGATTTGCATGGCTCAGTCACCAAATAAAAGACGTACGCGACGAACTCAAAGCGGATATTAAAGATGTGCGAGACGAACTCAAAACAGACATCAAACGAGTAGAGGACAAACTCGACAACAAAGAAAGATCTCGGAGCAATTGGTGCTTCGATTCGTTATGCCATAGAAACGAACAATGAACTACAACTACGAATGGAGCGAAGATCTCCCTGAAAGCTGCCCACCCGAGGAAGCCTATCAATGCGACGGAGAAAACTTTTATAGACTCGTCACAGGTGATCCGGCGCGAGAGTCTGATTTCTTCTCCCACCGCAAGCTATATCCCACAAGGGCATTTAAGGTTGACGAATGCCAAGCGAGAGCCGTCTCTGTCTTTTCCGCTAAGGAAGAAGCTGAAGAACTACGTAAAAAGCCGCCATTCAAGAACAAAAATACCGTCATAGCCCGTGTGACAATACGCCCCAAAGACGGGGTTGTGGCACAGACTGGACATAATAAGAAACATTACTCGTGGTGGCGAACAACGGCCTACGACATAGCGGAGGCCACAATACTATATGATAATGAGAACAATCAATCCAAAACAGGTACTCGTCTTTTACGATGAGCCTATTCTTTTCACCGCAACAGATGCAGTGGAAAGTCTCTACTTGTGTTTGTTGAGTTCTATTCCCGACGAGTACGACTGCACGGCCATAAGAATTAGCCCCCGTAGACTATCCGAATACCTATCGAAGCGCGTTGATTTAAGAGCCATATTCACCAATCCCGAAATTCCGGGCGAGTACTTTCGCGTAACTCCCGACGGAGAAGAGAGTTTGGTATTGTCGCCTCTTGCTGCAAAAGAATTAACCGAAGATCGTTTGCCGGAAGAGGGCGATTATTACGACGGCGATCTTCCGAAGCACGACGACACGAATCTATCTGCGCCATACCCGCGGCCGAACAAGCACACATCGTGGAGAATGGAAAACGCGGAATTTGCAAATTGGTCACGGGGGCAAAAGTGTATTTACGCGTCCGTATAGAGTACAGTATGAACATCACGATACTCTCCACGCTCCGTCCCCATAACGAAGTCACCGCCAAAGCGTGTGAAGACGCACGAAACGACAAAATTGGTTTGTCCACCGCCATCGTCTGCGAGGTATTAGCCATTCCCCTCCGCGATCGTTACATGGCATCACGCGGAATTAAAGCATAACTATAAGAAAGGGGCAGAGCATCATTGCCCCGCCCCTTACCTTTGAGCTTGCATTGCTAGCTTGCAACCTTTCCGCCAACTTGCAACCTTGGCTTGCGCGGTTTGCTCACCTCATATATAAGGTGAGCAAAACTGAGAACACTTAAACATAGCCCACCAGCTAAGCATTCACTTCCTACATAATTCATCGATAAGCACGCCGACAAACGAGAAAGTGTGCGTAAAACCGCTCGATATTTACGCAACCACCTGAAAATCAGTATCGTATTTATTTCTCCCGAAAGTCACCGAGCATTGAAATAAGCAACAATGCGTTTGAGAAATCCACTGATTCTGCCCTTTCTCTTTGACTAGTGTTTAATTAGGTTTGACTATGCACAAATGCATTCAATCAAAAACCGTGCGTAACTTTGCGCACACACTTGAAAGACAATATGGCAGTAAACTTTTATCTTGACAAGCGAGCAGACAAACATGGAGATTGCCCCATACGAGTGAGCATCTCTATTTTTGGGGCACGGTTTATCTCTTCAACCGGCTATAAGGTCGCACCTGCGAAATGGGATCAAAGCAAACAGCAGGTTAAAAAGGGATCGACGGCCGGAGCGGGGGTCACGTACTCAACGATCAATGCTGCGCTGGCTAAACTATCGGAGCACTTCAGCGCATACGAGCATCAATGTATGCTGGACAAGATAAAGCCCACAAGCGCCGAAATAAAGAAAGAGCTTGCAGAGCACTTCGCGAGGAAAAAGACGACGGGAGGAAAGCAAGCGCTCATCTTCGATTATTTCGAACTCTACTACTCTGAAGTGCCAAAGCAAAATCAATGGAGCGTAAATACATGTAGTGTGTTTCGAAATATGGTAAACCTCGTAGATGAGTTCGACAAGGATTTGACATTTCATCGCCTCTCCGAAAAGCGATTAAACGACTTCGTGGCATTTCTGAGAGAGCAAAAGAACATGAAAGATTCGAGCGTTAAACTCGTCGTGGGGACTCTCTTCTGGGTTCTCCGTTGGGCTACGAAGAAAGGCTACAACACAAATTTGGATTATCAAAAGTTCTCATTAAAGACGAAGACACCGCAGAATCCGATTGTGTTCCTCGAATGGGAGGAGCTGATGAAGATTTACAACTACGAGTTCCCTCCTAAAGGTACGAGAGTTCTGCTGAAAGACCACAACGGCCAAACGTATGAAAAGCAAATCGGGAAGTCAACGCGTATGCAGTTCGTTCGGGATTTCTTTTGCTTCTGCTGCTTTACATCTTTGCGCTTCTCTGATATGCAAAATCTAAAGTGGTCGAGCGTGTCAGAAAACACCATTACAATTACCACAATAAAAACCTCATCGACGATCACTATAGAACTGAACAAATACTCTCTCGAAATCATCGACCGATATCGAGGGATGGACAACGAGTACGTCTTCCCAAGGATAACTAACTCAAAAGGTAACGAACTGATCCACGCTTTATGTGAGCTTTGCGAAATCAACACCCCGATAACAAAGACGTACTACAAAGGAGGAGAGCGTATCGAGGACACGCGGCCAAAATACGCCTTTGTTGGGACGCACACCGGTCGACGAACCTTTATTTGCAACGCCCTTATGATGGGAATTCCCGCTAACATCGTGATGAAATGGACGGGGCACAGCGATTACAGCGCGATGAAACCGTATATCGACATCGCAAACTCGGCAAAGGCGGAGGCGATGGCGTTATTCGACAAGAGGTAATTTTGGACGCATTTTGGACGTATTCGAAACGAGCTTATCTTCAATAATTTGCATTCAAAAACGCTCAAAAAGACCCTCGTGGCGGGTCTTTTTTCGGCACATCTTGGACGCGTTTTGGACGTATTCGGAGACCATTTTCGCGATCTCACGAAAAAGGTAAGCCCCGCCGCTCAACACACGAGCAGCGGGGCGTTTCCGTCTATTTTCGCCGTTTCAGCGCGTAGCCTATCAGGCCGAACACAGCAAGGAAGACGATCAGCGACAACGGCGGCCAGAGGAAGCCGCGGTTCGTCGTCTTCTTCTCGTTGCGCGTATCGGCGTGGTGCGAAGCCGCGCGAACAGCGTCCTCGCGCGAACGCCAGACCGTGTCACGGCTAACGTGCCAGCGATCGCGGGTGCGCTCTTTCACGAGCGTAGCGCCCTCAAAATAGACGCTGTCGTGGAGAAACACGCTATCACGCACGGTGCGCAGTTCGCGGAGTGTGTCGCGGTGAACAACGTGGAGCGTGTCGCGGTGCACGGTTACGCGTTCGACGGTGCGCGTTGTCGTGCAACCCGTGAGCATACTCAGCACGACGGCAAAGCACAGCGCGCCGACGGCCGCCAGGACGTACAGCGCCCAAGGGTCGGGGGGAGGTTTTCGGTGGTTGTAATTCATCGAGAAGGTGGAATTTGAAGAGGTGAACATAGAACGCCCCGCGGGCAATTCTTTCCAAAATGGAAATAATTGGAAAGCATTGGAGCATTTTCGGCGCGATTTGGGGAGAATTTCCCCGTTTTGGCGTCCGATTCTTTCCAATCGTCGCGAAATTGGAAAGAATAGACGCTACGCATTTCGTTTTATCGGGGCACCCATTTCGAGGATATCCTCGGAAAGGTCGGCGGGCTTATCCCACTAAACGGAAAGAATTACCTGCGGGGCGTTGAACTGCCGAGCTTTTCTCGCTAGTTGGAAGAGGCGCCGGCGCGGGTGATGGTGAGCTCTATTTCTTCGCCCTCGGCCTGCGCCGCGTGGAGGAAGACGAGCAGGCTTTCCAACGTGGCGCGGCTGTTGAGCACTTTGCCCCGTTCGCGGTTTTCGCCCACCAAGATGCACCCCTCGGTGTCGTCGGCCGTGTTGCCGCTGTGGATCAGTACGCCCGCGTATCCCTTCACGCTGACAAGACGCGGGAGGACACGCCCGAAACGCGGCGAACGTGTTTGCATGTCGATGCGATACGTGCCGGTGGGAATCGCCGTTGCGCCCTTCACTTTGAGGGCGGCGATTTCGTCTTCTGTCATGCTTTCGCGCAAACCGCGGTCGGTGTCTTCGAGCGTGTCGCAAAAATATCGGCCGTTGATTTCCATTCGTCCGATGGTATAGCCCGCCTTCAGGGCGTGGCGTTGTAGGAGGATTCTCATTTCTGTGTGATTTAGAGGTTTGGTTTGTAAGAAAAATCAAGGAGCGCGGGAGCCCCGCACCACTCGTGCCGTCGTTTACAGTTCGAGGAACGCGTCCATCGCGCCCGCTTCGGCGTCTTTGATAAACTCATTCAGATACCAGACGGCCTTCTTCGCGTCTTCGACGGCTTTGCGGCGGGCATCTTCCAGCGTGCCGTCGTGTTTGTGTCCGCAGCGCCAAACGTATTTCAGCGCGTTGCCCAGGCAAAAGGGCATTCGGCGCGCCACGTCGATACATTCCGCGCCGCCGTGGTTGTAGTGTGCGGGGTGGTCGACTGCCGTGCTTGTGGTTTTGGCAACCGACGGCTCCCGATCTGTTGTTTTTTGTTCTCTCGTGTCCACGTTTTCGGGATTTTGGGTGTGTGATACGTCGCTCATGGTCATTGTTTTGCGTTTTCGCATGGTCATTGTTTTGCGTTTTCGGGTTCTTGATTCTCGTCCGCCGGTGCTTTCTCCGCGGGGACGATGTCGCGGTTTTTGGCCTCATCGAAGACGGCGGCGGCAAATTTCTGCGCCATCTTCGAAAGGTCGTGCTCCGAAATGACGGCTTGCACGGTTCTGTCTTGGCGTTCGATTTCGGCTTTCTCCCACGCCTTCTCCCGAATGCTCCGAAACTCGCACAGCACGCACCAGGCCGCCCAGCCCATCGAGAAGTAAGGAGCGGCGCAGAGTGGGGAGCCGATGAAGTCGATAAGCGAGAGCACGAGAAACGGGACGAGGTATTTCACCGCCTTTCGGCTTGTCATCTTCAGCCCCCGCGATGTCGTGGGTTGTCCACGTTCGTGGGCTTTGCGAATGCCGAAGAAGAGGTCGAGCGCCATGGCGATCAGTATTGCCGCGGTGCAGAAAATGATGAGCACGATGTGAAGATACAAATGCTGTTCGGCAAAATGAATGAGGGTTTCTTGCATAGAGGTTTGGTTTTTGTGTGTGGTTATATGAATGAGGTGGAATGCGAGTCGCGGGCGGGCTTTTCACCAGCTCCCCACGAGTTCGCCTTTCCACCAAAGCGTGGGGTTCTCTCTGTTACGGCCTAACATGGTGAAGACGGCGGTGCCTTTTCCGCGAATCTCCACACCGCCGATGAAAAGCGACGTCGGGGTATCGTTGAAGACCATAAATTGCGCGCCGTAGTAGCGCATTAGGTGGCTGTTATCCTTCGTGAGTTCTGCGCGGCCTTCGCCCAAGGGGTCATTACTCGTGTCGATGGTCGGCCTCAGCGCGCCGAAATCGCCGCGGAAGATGACGTATGTGCCGACGGCAAACGGGTTTAAATAGAAAATGTCCCCGTTTCTTCCCATTTCCCCCCCGTATTCTTTCCAATTCTCGGGGGTTATCACCACGGGGCGGCGACGAATGAAGCCCGCAAAGGTTGCCGTGCCCCCGATGTAGGCCGTTCCCGTCGCGGCGTCGAGCTCAAAGGTCGCGTTGCCCCGCTCATCACGGCCGACGACGTTCTCCACCTGCAAATTCTCGATCAGCGAACGCCGCGCCAGCAGCAAGTCCGTGGCGATGAAACCTTGGTACATTCCTAACTCCCACCATTCCGAGTCGGCGGCGGGGGCTTTGTCGGCCGACTTCGTGTGGGGTTGCTTGCATTGGTAGAACTGCACTTGCTCACCTTGGCGCACTTGCACCACGTCCAGGAACGCCTCGCCCGCGTGTCCGCTCTCAAAGGCCGTGCCGTCGGCCAATCGGTCGTAGTCGCCGAGCAGTCGCACCGCCGCACCCCGCACCCCGGGCGATCCGTCGGCGCCGCGTTGGTCTCTGAACGAGGGGCACCACGGCGTCGGGCCTCCCCCCTCCTCCAACTTCGGGGCGCACCACACCACGCTCTTTGCGTAGCCCGTGTGGGGCGTCGTTTCGCGGTGCCAGGCGCGGAGCAACAGCAGCACGCCGTCGGGGTCTTGCACCGCGGGGGCGCGGAAGGTGAGCGAAACACGCGTCCAGCCGTCTTGTTTCACCGTGTTGGGGTGGAAGTGCTCGGCGGGTGTGGGGTAGACAATCAGCCATGCCACGTCCGCCCCGCGCACATAGGCCGAAAACGTGTAGGTGCGTCCGGGAATGAGTTGCCCCACGTTTTGGAAGAGCTGCGCATATTCGCCATCCTTCGTCCCGGGGTTGATGGCACACAACGCGGGCACACAACCATCGACGGCCGAAGAGAATATGCTGATGTTGGCGCGTCCCGCAACGGGTTCTTCGCCGTGTGTGCCGATCTTCCAGGCGCACTCCTTACGGCCGAGCCGCAGAAAATCGGTGTCGTCCAGCAGATTCGGGCGCGTCGGTTCGGCATCGGCACCGTCTTTGGCCAGTCGGGTGTCTAATCGCACGGGGGTTCGCACGCTCGTGCCGTCCGAATAGACCACCCGCTCGTACGTCCAAAGCCACGGTGTTTGCGGCGTTGGCACGGGCGCGGGCGCGGTGTTTCTCCAATCGCGGGCGCCGTATTCGGGTGCGGTACCGTCGGGCGTAAGCATATAGAACGTTTCGATGCGGTCAATGCCGCGGCCGTTGTCGCCCTTCTCGCCGGGGACGCCGCGTTCACCCTTTTCTCCCGGTTCACCCTTTTCTCCCGGTTCGCCTTTTGCCCCGTCTTTTCCCGGTTCGCCCTTTATCTTCGTCCACTTGTATCTTGAAAATTCCTTGGAGTCTGCTTCATAGTGATCTGTATAGGTCCCGATGTACTCGTACGTCTTCCCGGCAACGGGCACGACGCTGAAATCTTTCCACCCTTTGTCGTTAGAATAGGCAATGTGCAGATAGGCCGTTTCGCCATTCGTCCCGTCGTGTCCCGGCAACCCTGTGGCACCGTCCCTTCCGATGTATTTTGTCCACGTGTATTTCTTCGGGTCTTTGCTGTCTTCCGGCACTTCATCACAATACATTCCGATGAAGGGGAGATCACCTGCCGGGGTTTGCGACATGTCTCGGCCGTATTTGTCGGCGGCGTAGGCGATGTGCGTGTACGAGCTCCGACCGTCTGCACCGCGTTCGCCGGGGATACCGCGTTCTCCCCTTTCTCCTTGCAAACCTTGCAAACCACGAATGCCGGGATCGCCCTTTTCCCCCTTCTCGCCTCGTTCGCCCTTCTCCCCACGTTCGCCTTTCTTGTCCATCTCCGACAAGCACCACGGCGTGGCGAACTCGCCCGTCTCCATCTTCGGGTGGCAAATGTCCAGATAGCTGCCCTCGCTTTTCGGCAAAGAGAACAGCGTTCTCAATTTTTTAGGTAAATCGTCCTCTTCTTCGTCGTAGAAAAAGCTCAACGAATGCGTTACCCACTCTTTTGTAAGACGGAAATACAAGATAAGATAACCTTGTCCTATCCCGTCAATCCCATCCTTCTTAATTCGGGGAAAGTAAAACCTGTTCTTCTTCCATTCCCCCGGGTAGCAATGAAACCTAGCAGTACCGCTCCCCCTGCACTTAAAAGAAATAGTGTACCACGTGCCCCGTGGATATCGATTCCCGAAAGGTGTGTCCATCACGTGAGCTACACGTTCCTCGTTATTTCCTTCTATATGGAAATAGTTATCGCCGTCCACACCGCCAGGTAAAATACTCGCGTAGGGTCTGTCCAAATACCCCTTAGTGAAGTGGGGGCGTGTTACGTAATCGGTGCAGTGCCAAAGGTTCGGATTCGCCGCCGGTGTTCCCGTTTTGTCATTCTCCGACAAGCACCACGCGGTCGCCTCCTCTCCTTCTTCCAACTTCAGCGCCGAAAAGTAGGTTTTCGCCAGCATATCCCAAACCCCTAAAAAAATGTGTGCGTTGTCGGGTATGGTCTCGGGCGTAGTGAACGTATAAGCGTAGCGTGTCCACTTCTGTCTGTCAACGTTAGGACAAGAAATGTAGCGGTTGACCTCTTTCGAGATCGCTTGCACCGCCAGAATGCCTCCCGCCCCCTTCGAATAAATTGAGATTGTGTAGGTCGTGTTCGGGCGCAAGAGACCAGCAATCTTCAAAGAACCTTTGATCCAGTTCAAATCTTTAAGCGCGCACACGGCTTGTGCCAAAGGGTGCACTCGGTCGGTTTGCGACGTGTCAAAAGTGAAGCGGTCGAAATTTTCCCAGCGGCGCACCTCCTCCATACTCCGAAAGCTCGTGCCGTCGATAAGGTTTGCCCCCGTCGGCGGTGCGCTCTTACCCGCGTCGCCGTCCTTCGGCTTGGCTTGAATGAGCGTCCAGTGCGTAGAGTTTGCCGCGGGGGCGGTGTTGCCGTTGCCGCCGCGTGCCAATTCGTAGAGCGCTCCATCGTGCCAAACGCGCGAAATCTCGAAAGCCCCCGTTTCGGGGTTCTGCTCTTCGTAGAAGTAGCGCGCCGAAGCCGACCACAAACCGCGGTCGACACGTTCGGCAAGAGGACGCCCCGCGGGCGTGTAGCGAAGAATATTTTGCGTAATGATGCCGCGTGCAAAGACGTAGTCCGATGCGTCGGCCACCGCCGCGCCGAAATGCTCACGCAACCACGCGGGCAACTTGCCCACCACAAAGCCGTCGGACTGCGCGCCGTCGACAATCGGGGCGGATACCTTCACGCGGCGCACGATACGCCCCTCCGTCGCGCTCTCCACAATGTGGCTTTGTCGCTCCGGGTCGGTCGTGTTGCCCCACCGCGCCAGGCGCATCAGCGGCACGGGCGGAGCGTTGCGGCCTTCGGGTGTCTGATTGTCGGCATAAAGGCTCGCGGTCAGTGTTCCCGCCTTGGCGTCCACCGCCTCAACACGCAACCACGAGGTGCGAATTTCGGCCGCCCCGCCCGATGTTCCTACGCTGTTGTAAGCCCCGCGCAGGACGTCGCCCGCCCGAAAGCCCGTCACGTCTCCTTGAAAACGCTCTTGCAGCACCACCTTCCAACGGCCGTCGGGCTGTTGCTCGGCGCTTTTCACCAAGCCGTTCTCGGTGTGGAAGACGTCGCCCTCGCTCAATGCAATGCGGTTGATCTGATATTCGGCCGCGCGAAAGAAGCCGCGCACCGCCATACTCTGAAATTCCGCGTTTCCCGTCGCGTCGATGCGCGCTCCCGCGCCGGTGTTCAGCCCGTCCGCGAAGTTCGGCGTGCGCAGCGTTTCGGCTTCTTCGGCCACGCGGGCGCGCTCCACCAACTTCTTCGCGTCGCGGAATCGGCGATCGCTGTATTGCAACGCCTCGCGGTGTTTCTCTTCGACGGCCACTGCGGCACTTTCCAGTGTCTTCAGGGTCGTGCTGAAAGAAACCGCCACGGGGGCGTTCGAGAGTTCGATTTCGGGGGAATGCGGGGTGTTGATGTAGTCCTTGATGCCGACAATGCGCACGGCCACGCCCTCGGGTTGAAACTGCTTGTCGGAGAAGAGGATGAATGCCCCAATCCGCAAGCGTTCGCCGACGCTCTCCCAGTTGCGCTTCGCCCAAATGCCGTCGAGTGTGCCGGTGAATGCGAACTTTGCCATCTCGTGGGTGTAGAGATGTTGCACGGCCTTGCGCAGCAAGTCCCACTCCGCCCCCGAACGCGTGGACGTGTCGTTGATGTAGGCTTGGGGGAGCATACAATGAAAGACGGCGTACTTGTCGCGCGAACGCGGAACGAACGCGCCCCCCGGCATCATTTGTCCGTCGATCTCCTGCGGCACGATTTCAAAGCGGCGCGCCTTCTTTCCCGATGCCGCGTGGGCGTATTTCACTTCAAACTCGCGTCCCGAGAGCATACCGCTCTGGAAGATCACGGTCATCTTCTCGCCTGCAATCAGACACTTCTCGAAGTCGAGCGTCTCGGGAATCGTCGGGTCGGTGAAGTCGTAGAAGTGTTTTTGCTCGTTCGCCGTGATGACCTCGGCCACCGTTCCGACGTGACTCGGGTAAATGTCGGTCAAATCGACGCTGTCTTCGGCCATCGACGAAAGGGGACGGTCTGCGCGTTGCACGGAGAAGCCCTTTTCGTCCGTGCGATAGCGTCGCGCCTTTCGGGCATCGTAGCCCGCTTCGCCTTCGAAGTGTGCGCCGTCGTAGGCTATGGCGGCATTAACGGGCAAATGCAGCGTGCTCGCGCCGTACTTCGAGCGGTCGATGTTGCGTTCGCCCCCTTGCACGTAGAGAATTTCCGTCGGCACGGCATCTTCGCTGTTCGTGCGCGCCACCCCGGATACAAAGCCGTTGCCCTTGCCGTAGGAAAGCGGCAGGGCGTTCGCACGGTCGTGTTCCACGGCACCGAGCGAGATGCGTTTCCCCACGATCTCATACTCCGTGCCGAACTCCTTGGCGATCATCGCGAGGGCATCGCGGCAAAAGGCGTGATCGTAGTTGACCACGCGCTCGGGGCTGTCGATACACGTGCCGAGTGTCCAGCCCGAATCGCGGCGATTGAGGTTGTCGACAAGCATTTGCAGGTGTTCGTGGGGCTTGGCCGTGAGTGAGAAGCGCAAACGCCCGTCGACGGTGTTGCGGAACTTCCAAATCGACATCTTGCCCTGCTCGCCTTCGAGTTCGATGGTGTATTCGAAATGCTGCGTGTGGTGCATTTTGAGCGACTCGGGGTGCATCAGCGTGTAGCGCTCGCCGTCGTGCTCGCAATAGGCACCGACGGGGATTTCCACGTGCTGAGGAAGGGAGAAGTAGAGCGTGAGCGAGTTGTCGCCCATAATCGCGCGGTGGCGATAGGAGTTGTCGTCGGGCATCACGTCGAGGAGTGTTTCGCCCGTGGGGGAATAGATGATCATATTTCGTATGAAGAATAGGAACTACCTTCGAAGAAAGTAAGGGTGAGGGTGAATTGCAGCCACGGCCGCGGCTCGTCGGGAATGAAGTGGTCGACGCGGCACGAACTGTAGTAGAACGGCGCGTCGTTGTAGCGTCGCGCACCGGGGCGGATGAGATCGAAGAGCAACGCGTCATAGTTTCGCCAAAGTTCGGCGAGGGTGTCGGCGCGCATCAGGAGTTGCACTTGACGGTCGCCGCCTTTCTCGTTAAACAAGGCGCCTTTGTCGTAAAACGCCCCCGGTTTTGTCGAAAACTTGCGGAGTAATCCGGTCTTCACTTCGTTGCGCCGTTCCATTTCGTCGACCACGTCGCCGAGCACGCGTGCCCCGTAGTCGGCAAAGGAGCGTTTCGGGCTTTCGGTGATCACGAAATCATCGCGCCGCGAGGTGCTCAAGATCCACTCGCGCTCCTTTTCGGCCGCGGGCGGTTGATAGGTGTAGCCCCGCATCGGGGTGTCTTCGGCGAATTTGAGCCCGAAGGTCGACGAGTGTGCGCCTCCGGTGGGCGCGATGAAACGCAGCGACCACGAACGGCCTATGCTCGGGGCGCGCACGTCGACAACTGAGTAGAGTTTTCCGAGCGTGTAGGCGTAGTCCCCCTCGTCGGTGGCGGAGAACCGCAGCGTCACCTCGCGCGTGTCGAGCACAGGGGCGGACAGATCGGGGTCGAAACCGCGCTCTTCGTACCAATCATTCGCGGGCGGAGTCTTCAATGGCGGAAAGGCGATCAGCTCATTGAAGCCCCCGAAAGCCGTGCAGACGTAGGAGTAGTCCCGAACGTCCGTGTCGCCGA